TAGTTCATTTCCCATTGTTTGTCCATGTAATCTTTAGCCATGCCTAGAACTTCTTGACGAATCTCGAATGGGTTCTTCATAGTTGTCTCCATTATTTAGTAACCATTTTAGAAAAAGCCGAGTATTGATCGACGTTGTACTTCATCATTGCGACGGTGTTGTCGACTAGCATTTCAGCGAATTGAGTCTGAGCATCAACCCAGTTATCGGCAAGCTTCTTCAGTTCAGGTTGATCCTTGAACATCTGGTCGCCAACCAACTTCTTGGTGTGTTGGAACTGCTCGATATAGAATTTTGGTGAAAACATTTTATTCTCCTGTGTGTGTTTGTGAAATGCCGGTTTTGAAAAGATCCGGCAACTTTATTTATCTCTTAAATATAATGAGCGTAACGTGTCTTGTAACCCTCAATATCTTTCATGCGTCTTTCGAGTTCGACGATGTTTTGAGATTGAGCAAGATAACGCTCGACTTGAGCTTGAGCAACTGCGTTGCCCCAGTTTTCAAATTTACTCATTACCTTCGAGAAGAAGTTCTTTACTTGTGTCATGTGTGTTCTCCACTTTGTTAGTTCCGATTTGAATAACGCGTGGACGCTTTTCTTCTGGGACGATTCTCTGTAAGTCAATCACGAGCAACCCATCCCTTAGATCGGCTCCTTTTACCTCTACGTGTTCGGACAGTCTAAAGGAACGCCTAAACGAGCGACCCGAAATACCTCTATGCAAGTATGTCGGCTCTGAACCAATATAGGTCTTCGAACCATTGACATACAAGATACCGTCTTGCACTTTGATTTCTAAGTCTTTCTCTTTGAACCCAACTACGGCAAGTTCGATTTGGTATCTGTCGTCGGATAGTTTTACTATATTATGTGGGGGATAGTTATCTGTTTGAGCAGAAGAAGCGAGACGCTCCAATTCGTCAAAGATACCATCGAACCCAATAAACGCAGAACGCGGAAATTTATAAGCTGTCATAGCGACCTCCTAAATTAAGCAAGGTTGTAGAAAAATGGACCCACAAATGTGGCATCCATGTATTATTTATATAGGTTTGATTATAATAGTTTCTTTTGTACTAGTCAACTCGCCGCAAAACGTTTTGCATACGTTTGGTGGGTCATCTGAGTGTATTGCATCAACAAACTGCTGCCATTCTCGTGAATCTATAATACTTTCTATTCTGTCGTTATTTTGTATTTTTAGTTGTTCTTGATATAACAGCTCAGTATATTTGTCCTTGTGCACAATATTATCGCACCAGCAACACGGAAGTAGGTAGCCCTCAGCTGAGTGGCCAAGCGGTCTAGTATTAGATTGCAGGCACTTTGGTTTGATTTTCATACCGCTGTCTCAATGCTTGTTCGAACCCTTTGCGAGGAATATACATTCCTTCACTTGGCTTCAATGGATCATTAGCAAAAAACCTTGACGACTTTGTGAACTTGATTTCTATTCCTAAGTAACGCGCTAGCGACGTTGCCGTATCAATATCTTTTTCATTATACGAGAATATAATGTATTGCCAAACAACTTTTTTGACAATGTCACGACCCGCAACCATAAGGTCAAATAGTTTTGTTCCGTCTTGTCTGTGTCTATAGTTGCAACTGTCAGCCGGCAATCCATCAATACCAAAATGCCATATAGCATTTCGATTAGCATGGAATGCATTGATAAACCAATCAACTGGTCTATGCGATGCAGCAACATGCACAATACACTGCTTGTTGTGTTGATCAGCTAACGCAAGAAACTCAGGTAGTTTGGGATGGAGTGTTGGATCTGAGATATTACCACAAAATTCTATTTTATCAAACCACTTGAGTACTTTGAGATAATCATCAATAGACATATCCCCACCAGGTACCTTGGTGTCCTCATAATCATAAACAGATCTAACACATCTCTCACAAGCTAGCGTGCACTTGTTAGTAATGTCGAGATTAATTGATTTGTTAAGCCTTAGCGCCGATGTTGTATTTCGGACATAGCTCCCACTGGTTTTTTTCACGGTATGGAATAATTTTAATTTGACGAAGTGGTGCACAATCTAGTGTCGAGCCTTTTGCAAACGAAATCAAACCCCAGTCACTCAATAACGTAGCAACAGTGTTACGTCTTTGGACATCATTGAGTTCTAGATTAGATTTCTTGCCATCAAGCATAAACAGTTCTTTGAAATGTACAATAAAGTACCGGCCTTGTTTATGAAGAATATGACATGATTGATATAGCTTCTTCTCTTTACGAGAAGCGACTCCAATGCGTGTAAGGGTTTCCCGGACCTTTAGAAAGTCGTCCGGTTCGTTAAGGGTGACCTCCAGCATATCACTGGGGCTCCATTGTATAGTATTATTTTCTTCCACCACGGTTCACCTTTTGCTTTAATATTGTTATCTGTTCAGGTGATAGAAGGGTCAAAGCCTGGCGGGCTTTCTCATTGCTATAGCCATAGTATTGCTTGACGACTTCAACATCACTTTCGACTGTAGGTTTAGTCCATTTAGAGAAACGTTGACGTTTCCTGACTATATTTAGCAAAAAGTGATATTGGAGTTTATTGTCAAGATGGTGGTACCGATTCATTACGGCAGCCAGGCCCACAGTATCAGGAAAATAAGACAAAGAGCGATTGATAACAAAGGGAACATAAGCCTTCTCCGCCACATCATCTACCATGATGTCTTTCTTGGTATAGTTAATACTATTGACATAATCAAATGGATTCATACACTTCTCCCCACGATCTATCTTGTGATGACCTAACAGAAAGGACAACTCGATAGTTTATATTATCTGTATTGTCTACTGCGTGAAACAGATCGGTCCTGAATAATTTTACACTGTCAAGTTTTTCCTTATGACTAGCGGGTGGTGTAGGACTCGTCAACACAAATGTTGATGGATACACATATTCACATGTAAAGTGTTGTTGATCATTATACCACACGTTGTAACCTCTGTTGCAACCAAATACAGGAATGTTTATCGCCCACTCTCTTACTTGTTTAGTTTTGCCAACACAGTCCTTGTGCGCCGGTAATACATTATTTGGCTTGACAATAAACAGTCTGGGAGTATCGAGAGGGACATCAATCAAATCTTGCAGCTCAGCAAGGTCCCAATCAATATGCGAACAGTCTGCAGTATAACCAACGTCACCTACATTTACAATTCGTGGCTGGCCTTCAACAGGAAAAGTATAGTGTTCAAAGAACTGCCTTGAGATTATTTCAATGGTTTTCGATGTGCAAATGGTTTTTGTATACATTACCAATGCCTCAATACACCAGCAACAATAAACGAATTAGTAACAAGGTACCATATTAGAATAAATGTACGTATTACTGTGACCTTGTTGTCATAGTCTTTTGTTGTCTTGTCTTCAAACGAACCTAGAGCATACTGCCAGGTCTTCCACACCTCACGCAAATTCAACATTGGCCATAACCTCCGTCATGCATGCTACTACGTTAAGCTCATGGTCAGCAACAAATGCGTCCTTATATTGATAGTCGGCTAAAATCAATACAAGTTGAGGAATAGAGCCGGGTGTTACATGATCAACCATCCGATCGTAGATACCCCTGAAGATAGAGACAGTGTCGACATCCATGTTGTTGACAACCCACAATCTCATCTTCTTAAAGTCCTTAGCCTTAAGATGAGTAAACAGTTCTGTATACTGAGAGGCAGAGTTAACAAGAGCATCAGTATTAAGCTGACCGCCAATACTGTACCGCTGACACTCGTTAATAATACGACGCCAGTCAGGTGCATGCTTCATGATTAGCTCGGCTACGAGCTTGTCGTTATACTGTACACCTTCGTTGTTTAGAATGAACTGAAGACGCTTCATAAACTGCGCAGCGAGCGCAGCCATATCCTTCTTACTTGTGTTGAACTCATACACACCGCACCGAGAGTGTAGAGGCTCAATAATACGATTCTTGAAGTTACAAGTAAGGATGAACCTACAGTTATTGCTAAACTCTTCGATGAAGCCACGAAGAGCAGGTTGAGTAGACTGTGGGTTTAGATAGTCAGCCTCATCGAGGATAACAACTTTGTATCCGCCTTGTAGGGAAACGGATGATGCAAACTGCTTAATCTTACCTCTAAGGGTATCGATATTCCCTTCTTCTGATCCATTGATAACGATGTAATCAAGATTAAGAGAATTACAAAGAGCGCGAGCAACAGTAGTTTTGCCAAGACCCGCAGTACCAGCAAAAAGCATATTAGGTAGATCGCCAGATGTAACAATTGATTGAAATACCTGTTTAAGTTGTTGGGGGAGGATAGTATCGTCAATTGTTTTAGGACGATACTTCTCCACCCATAGAAAGTCGTTGGACATATAGACCTCGCATAACAAAGAATAAATTATAAATCAAAACGGTCTATTGTTCAATTACTTTTTAGCAGCAGGTGCTGCGGCCTGAGCTTCCGCCAACTGTTGTTGGAACGTCTCAGCAAGCTGAACAGCTTGGGTACACTGGTCGCGCAAGCCACCAATGGTACTTAGCTCTTCACCTTTGAAGCCACCACGTTGCGTGACAGCATCGATTACAGCAATAGCGCTGCGGCTAATACGATTAGCTAGATCGTACATTTGTTTATGTTCAGTCATAATAACTCCTAGGATTCAAATGTGGAGGACTTTTCTAACGCTACCCAGTACTTCAGGTCCTTCCCGTCATCGGTACTGGTGAATTGGGAAATTAACTTCGACGAAATATCCACTTGATAGCTAGCTGGGATCATTCGTAGATTGTTAATACCCATAATAAAGTTGAAGTTGTCAGACTTAAACTCACCATCAACGTCAATAGAATACACGTTAGATGTTGCATTATCCGACGCAACAACAGATAGGGTGATGCATCCGCTACCTGGAGTAATAGACAATTCGCTATGTCCAAGTACACCAGCCGCGCGCTTCAAGTTACCTAGTGTGGTTTCATCTAGAGTAAAACTAACATCAGCTTCAGGCATCGTAATACCTTTAGCGGGTGACGTTAGCATCTCTGGTGACGAATAATAATATTTAATATTAGCACGACCAGATGCATCAGTAATCTTTACAAAGTTATCTTCGAAACGAAGATGAGGATTATCTACAAGACCCATAGCAGAGAGAAACTCTGATAGATCGTAGATACCAAACTCTTTCTCAAAAGTCTCCTCTACAGTAGCAGACCCGAGAATGTTTTTAGCTTCTGACATCGTCATAATAGTGCTACCAGGCTTGATAACAATATTAGAGTTGACAGTCGCAAAGTTCTTCAGAACTTGCATAGTGAAGCTAGACAACTGCATTTTCTTTTCCTTTTATTTGACTAAAGTTCTTCTCTTTGGCAAACTCAATCTTAGACGTAAACTTACCGTCAAGAATATCACCTTTGTGTGAGATAACAAACACATTGGTGTCATCACCTAGAGTATAAATGATTTTCATCAAATTATCAACTCCTTCATAATCTAGCGAAGAGTCAAATGTTTCATCTAGTATCAATAGATTAGTTGATACTGAGTTCTTCATCTTTGCAACCATCCGCCACGTAAACAGCAACGCCAGATCGATACGTTGCTTTTCTCCCTCCGAGAAAGAATCATATGAAAACCCATCTCGGTGTCTAGAACGAATCGTCTCTTGAAACGACTCGTCAAGATCAAAGTGAACAAAGAAGTCAAGTACTTGTAGGTACTGGTTGACCAAACGATTAATCACAGGAAGATACTGTTTAATAATCTTTGTCTTGATACCTGTATCCTTCAGCATCTCGCTGATAACAGTATTGTACTGCTGCTGTTCATTCAGCTCGAGCTTCTTCTCTGTCAGATCATCTCGTTGTTTGTTATATTGCTGTAGCTCTTGCTTGGCTGCGTTAAGATCGGCAACTGCGCTGGTGCTAATTTCATCTCTGAGACTATCAATCTCACTCTGTAGCCTACTAATTTCTTTAGTGTTAGACAATAGTGTGTTCTGCCATCCACGTAGTTCTGATAACGATGTGTTAGCTTCCTCAAGATTTTTTGATACAGCATCCGACTCTGTAACGGCGCGGTCCATAGCCTCTTTGAGTTCTTTAGCTCGCGCCTTGGCGTGAGAAAGTTTTGTGCTGCGTAGACCCTCACTGATGTCTTGGTCGCAAGTCGGGCAAGTCTCATTCTCTTCATAGAACCTCGCATCCTTGGCGACGGTAGCCATCTGCTGCTTAAACTGCGCTTGGTATTGAACAAGCGCCGTGTGCTTATCCGTGAGTTTGGCAATTCGGTCATCAATGTACTGTTGGTTGTACTCAATCTTTTCGGATAGAACCTCGTTCTGATCAACTCGCTGATGGATCTCATCTTGTTTCGATAGTATAGCGGTGTTCTTCGAATCGATGTTCGCTTGTGTAAGCTGTTGTACTTCTTTAATATACTTTGCCTGCGCTTCGATTCTGGTCTTTGCAATATCGATTTCATAACTAAGCTGCCTAATGTTCTCTTTTAGTTCACTGGTCTTCTCTTTAAGGATACCATTCATCTTTGAGAAGATATTGATATCAAGAAGATCCTCAATCACATCTCGTCTATTCTGCGCAGATAATTGCATGAACGGAATAAACGAAGACGACCCCAACACAACAATCTGATGGAACGACTTATGGTTCAGTTTAATAATGTTCTGCTCAAGTATCTTCTGATACTCGCGAGAATGTGAGTCTTGATTAATCAACTCACCATTCTTCCATATCTCAAAGATACCTGGCTTGATACCTCTGACAATCTTAAACTCAGATCCAGATACATTAAACTGAACTTCAACGACACATTGCTTGTTATTGATAGAGTTTAGTAGTTGTGGCTTGCTAATGTTCCGATGCGCCTTACCAAATAATGCAAACGACAAAGCGTCAAGCATGGTCGATTTGCCGGCACCATTGTGGCCAACAACAAGTGTAGTAGGATTACGTTGGAAATCTATCTCTGTGAATTTATTTCCTGTCGATAAGAAATTCTTCCACTTGAGAGTTTTGAATACAATCATTTAATACCAATTAGTTCAAGTTCACTGTCAGTTTCTATCCACAGCTTAGCACCGCATGGACGTGGCTTCTCCGGTCGGTATACCATACGAGACGGACCGTTGATTATAACCTCCATACAGTATGTTACGCAACCGTTTTCTTCAACTCTGCATACAGGTTCTTCTAATCCGCGCTTTGCATTACGTTGGATCACATTCCTGTTGATGTGAATAATCTTCATGCAACTTCCATTGTCTGAGCTTCGATCATCAGATCACCCATCTGATTCTTGATTCGGTCTTTGTCCAGATCGGTATCGACTGCATCAATGTAACTGTTCAATAGAGTCGTCGTATCCTCTAGCGATACCTGCTCATCGCCAACAGCATTACCAACAAACTCGGAGAAGTTCTCTGCAATCTTTAGCTCGTGCACTCGACGGTTCTGGATACGATCGATAAACCTATCGAACATAAACGAGTCTGTCTTGTTCATTACGATTACTTTGACAAACTTGTTCTCACAATCATCAACATCGTACTGGAGATAGTCTTGTTTGCTATCATCATAGTAGATCTTTTTGAAGATAGTATGAGGATTACGGACAGCTGTTAGTTCTCGTGTATTTGTATCGAGCACGTGAAAGTACTTCGGATCGTCCGCATCATTGGAGAAGAACTCCATCTGTGCACCAAGGTAATGGATGTTACCTTTATTCGACTTTGTGTGGTAGTGACCTGATATTACAAGTTCAAACCGCTCAAGTACAGACGGATCCATACCATCGTGTTGCTCAATACCTCTCATCACCTCAAACCCTTTTAGTTCAAAGTGACCTCCAATAATATCAGCTTTACAGTTTTCTAGAAACTTTAGAGTGCTAGACTCGCTATCAGGTGCAATCCAAGGGATAAGCCCCATATGCAGCCCATCATAATCAACAACAGTCGGCTCGTGGACAATATGTACCTCATTCATATAATGACCGAGCAGCTCTTTCAAACTGTTTAGGTCATTTGTGTTTTTATAAAACGTGTCATGGTTGCCACAAATAATATCCATTGTGATACCATACTCACGTAGCTTAGCTAGAAACATCTTACGGTTTCTATGCAAAGCCTTGAAGTTGATAAACTTCCGATTATCGTAATAGTCTCCGAGATGGAGAATATGTTTGATGTTATTATTTAGTAGATATGGAAAAAAGACATCCTCATAAAACTTTTCTTGATAGTCAAGAAAGATATCCGACGAGTTACGGATACCCGCGTGTGTGTCATTCAGTATGGCAATTAACATCCAATATGTTCCTCTTAG